GACCGTCACCGTCCACGGAAATGCACCGGCCATGGTCACGGTGGCTACGCCGGCCGACACCGTGATGCTGGTGACCGATGCGGTCGTGGTCGACGCCTGATAGGGCTGGAGCACCTGTGCCGTGCAGTCCCAGGAGAACATGTTGCTGGCGTTCGTCGCGCCGCCCTCAAGCGAGGCCAGCGCCGGATCGGCCTTGACCACGATGCGCGCGCCACTGCCGATGCGGAAGTAGTTCACGCCCATGTTGGTCCCAGCGCTCGGCGCGGTGCTCTGCGGGCTGGTGATCCACGAGTGCGACTGGTCGAACACCGAGAAGCCCTGCACCAGTGCCGTGGTCGTGGCACGTCCGATGATGGCGCCAAGGTTGTCCTGCGGGTTTGAGGTCTGGATCGGCGGATATGGCACATCTTCGAAGATGCCCACGCCGCCCCACATCGGCACAGTCTCGGCAGTCGCCAGCACGCCACCCGAGAGGGCGAAGCGTACCGCCGGATCAGCCATGAATGTGCCCTGGATGTAGCCTTCCGACTGAACGGAGAACGAACCCGGAGCCGCAGTCACCAGCATCGGGTTGAACGAAATGTTCGCGGTAGCCATTGCTGGTTACTCCTCAGAACCGGTTCGGATTGGTGTTGATGCCAAGAACGCGCATCGGCGCCATGCGGAATGGAGCAAGCGCGCCATTGACCGCATTCACCGGGCCGACGAACTCGCTGATCCAGCGCCCGGTGCGGTCCTGCCGGCGAACCTCGCGCTGCATGCCGCCCTCAGACGGCTCAACCCGGTATGCAGCGGAGATGCTGTCGGTGCGGATCTCGGGTGAGATGACGCTGGCGACGACCTCGATCGGCATCGCGGAGAGGTCAGCGTCTTTCCATTTGGCTGAGTGCTTTTGGAACTGCTTCGCCATGCGCCGGTCGTAACTGTTGATCCGCTCGCCATCGAGCGGCCGAGAGGCACGCAGCCCGTGCATCTGTGCGACGCGGTCCCACTCGCTCTGCTTCTCGGAGATGGCGTTAAGCTCGTCGTCGGTCATAACGCGTGTTCGCCGCGGGATGCTGCGCTCCAGCCGAGCGACCTGTTCCTTGAGGGCGCGGATGGTGGCGCTGTCGGCCCGCGCATCGCCACGCTTGTCGTCACGCGCCTTGTCGTCGTCCTCATCCTCGTCCTTGCGATCGGCATCATCGCGGGCCGCATCCTTCTTGCGGTCCTTGCGGCGGTCGTCGGAGGCCATCGGCTCAGGCTCGGACTCGTCCTTCTTGGCGTCGCCCTTCTTGTCCTTGTCTTCTTCCTCGTCCTCGTCCTCGTCATCGCGGCTTTCGTCGCCCTTGGACTCTTTCTTCTCGTCTTCGTCCTCATCCTCGGACTCGTCGTCGCGCTTTGCGTCCTTCTTGGCGTCTTTCTTGCCGAACAGCGCATCGCGCGCCGCGTCCTTCTTCGCCTTGTCGTCGCGGGCCGCGTCGTCGCGCGCATCATCGCGCTCGGCATCGTCACGGCTCTCGTCATCGCGGGACTCATCAGCCTTCGCGCTATCCTTGCGTGCTACGAGGCCGCGAACCGTGGTGATCAGCTCGGATAGAGCCGACTCCATCGCATCGAGCTTCTGCTCAGTGGTCGGCTTGGCCTGATTGTCAGGCATGGCGACATACTCCCTGCCGGCAAACCGGCCATGCTTACCCGTTCGAAACGGGAATTCCTGTTAGATGTGAGAAAGAAGGTCGGTCAGTGCGTCCAGCGCGCGACCAACACGATCTATGCGACTTGCCTCTTGCGGCAGGTCTTCGGCTGGCCCTTCGGCCGTTTCAGGAGCATCGCCGAGCGATATGCCGGTCGGATCACCGCCCCGATCCCAGACTCCCAACTCGCACACCGCGAGATGATCTACGAGGGACGGCTCGCCTTCGATCAGCAGCGTTCTGCCGCCTTCGAGCTTGCGCGTCTCGTTCACGCTGGCATCGCCGAATACGACCGCCGGGGATGTGCTCAACTGCCTGTCGCGCATCATCTGCGCCGCATCCTGGTCATAGATACGAGCGACGCCCCAGACCTCATCCTCGACGAGGTAGGGCAGCATGATCGACCCGATGACCCGTTTCTCGAACTCTGCCTGGGTCAGTTCGTTGCCGGGTGGATGCTCCCAGATCACCGGCAGGCCGTTGCACCGGTCGAGGAAATCGCCGGTCAGGTAGAGGCCGGGATCACGCCAGACGTGCTCGTTCAGTTCCGGCCGGTAGCTGGCGCCTGTACCGGTGATCCGCATGGCGAACAGCCAGATATTCTCGTACTGCTGCGGAGAGGACATCTGCTTGCCTGCGATCGCGCGGGCGATGTCCAGTTCGTGCATGCGCGGCGTCGTGGCCGCATCTCCGCGCGCCTCCTTCTCGAATAGCTTGCACCAGTCGTCGGGATCGATGTCGCCCTCGACCAGCGCGCAGGCATCAGGCGCCTGGAAGTGTTTGCAGATGCTGCAATGCGACGACGGCATACCCTTGCCGTAATCGACCGTCTCCTTGGCCTGCTTCTCAGCGTCGTGTCGCGCCGCTTCCTCTGCGTGCTCGATCTCAGCGAGTGACGGTGGAACTACATCCGGCTGGAATACCCAGGTCGCCCCGGTGGGTGTCTCGACCTGGATGAACATGGTCAGTCGCTGTCATCAACCAGCCGAACATTCAGACCGCAGCAATCCCGGAGCAGATCATCGTTGTGCATGATGCGGGTATGGACGCTATCGAGCAGCGTCAGGATGTTGGACCGGATGAACACCTCGCCCTCGTCGATGACATTCTCCCCGGCGTCGAGGAATTCAACCATGTAGCTGTTGTCATCCTGCTGCATTGCTCGCCACCGTGCTGCATGCCATGGAATAGGCAGGTCCCCATCGGGTCTCGTCGGGCTTTCCGGGGCGCCAGTTGCGCGTGTAGTAGCCCCAGCACCCCGACGCATCGCCGATAGCGGGAAGCGCCGCCGGGTCGCCCCAGAGCAGCAGGCGGGCGAATACGCAGGCAACGGCGTCGTTGTATTGGATGGCCGGCATGACCTGGGATGCCGGAATATCCAGTGTCGCGAGGACAGCCAGCGCCAACAGAGCCTGCGTCTTAAGCACCGCGTCCGCGCCGGCTGGCTCGAACTGCCAGTAGCCGCGCGCTGGGCCGTTGGTCTGCGCGCGTGCCGCCCAGTTGCTCTCCTGGCCAGCGATTGCCATCAGGGCCACACGCGCCTGAGCGGAAACCATGTAGCCGGGCAGCAGCGCCAGCCCAGGCTCGACGACACGCTGTAGGAACAGGCGCGGACTCACGCCCGCAGCGCCAGCATCTGCTGCTGGAGCTGATCGATGGTCAGCCCGCCCGGTGTCGTGCCTCTCGCGCTGATCCATTCCGGGTCGGCGATGGCATACGCCTCGCTCACGAACTTGTTGCGGAATGCCTTGGTCATGCGATAGGCCCGCAGGCCCCAGGACACGATGGTCAATGTCATCGACCCATTGAACCCCGGAGCGATAACGTCGTGGCCACCGACGATGGTGTTGTCGGCATTGGGGTCGATGTCCCACAGCATCGGGGGCGGGTCGCCATTCTCCGGCATCAGATAGGCCGGGACGTTGAAGCCGATATTGATCGCACCGCAATCAATGATCGCATTGGCAATGTCGATATCGTTCTGCGGATCGACCTCGACCACGGCGAGCGCCTTGTTCACGCCGTCGTCCATCGGCACGCCGTTGCGCAGCCAATATCGCATGACGTGCTGCATGATGCCGCCCTGGTCAGTGCTGGGATCGCCCGGCACGTAGCCGTCGATCTCCTGATATGCACGCTCGACTATGGCGTCAGGCTCGGTCAGCATGTTGCCGGCGAGCGTAAACGACCAAAGCTGGATCAGATGATAGATCGCAGCGCACGTGCAGTCGCCGAGCTGGTCGTTGAGCATCATGCCGAGGTCGGGCGGCATTTTCGACGACCAGTCGATCGGTGGCGGCATTACCAGTGAGCGCCGACCCGCCATGATGGCGGACATATGCGGGAAGCGCGGGTCGCGCTCGCGCGGCTGGCGGCCGAGCCTGAAGCGATGGGTCATCGGCTACCTCACCAGATGCGGTGATACGGAAGCGGTGTGAACAGCGACAGCACGATCACGACGATCAGCACCAGTAGGATGATACCGAGTGGATCGGCCGGCCATCCCGAACGAATGGGGCCAGCAATCACGCAGATCAGCAGGATGATCAGCAGAAGCTCCAGCATCGATCATCCTCCGTTGTGCATATACGGCAATGGCCCCAGCAGGACATGCCCTGTCTGTGTGTCGTAGCGCACCGCCTTGTATCCAGGGGGGTACTTGGCCAACCATTCATTCATCGCCGAATTGACGGTGCAGAACGCCGTTACGTCGTCGATCAGGATGTATTTGGCGCGGCCCCAGCACAGGCCGATGTCGTGCAGCGCGCCCTCATGGCTGTGGTTGCCATCGACGTGCGCCAGGTCGTAGGTGCGCGACAGGTGCGTCATCGTGCCGCTGTCAGCGCGTGCCAGTCTCAGGTCATGCTGCGGGAATTCCTCGTGCAACATGCCGTTGGCATATTCGAGGCTGTTGATATCGACGCCATGGTACGTCGTGCCAGCCGGGCATCCGCTGAGCATGGCCCATGCCGAGTAGCCGTAGCGCACGCCGATCTCGAAGATGCTGGTCGGCTTCAGTCCGGAGCAAAGCTCCGTGTATAAGCTGTAATTCGCGCCATATTTGGCGGTCGAATAGTCCTCGCGAAAGCCGTCGCCCGGAGCGAAGATGCGATCAGGCAGGCGATAGCGGGTGCCATCGAACGGAGCAACCGGCAGGGCGTCCAGCGCCTCCTGCGGCCCGATTTTGCGAATGAAGACGTGCCGCGCGTCGTCAGTCTCATGGATCTCAAGGTCGAGCGCCGGATTGCCGGTGATCAGGAACCGCACGCGCGCATCGGCCAGTGGCTGGTAGTCCTTCTCCGGCATCTTCTCCCGTGGGGATAGGAAGATAACGCAGTCCTGCGTGTTGGCGATCTCAGCCCAGACGCGGGTAATCTCGGCGCTGATCTCTTGGTCGGTCACGCGGTCATTCTCTCCCTTGCTTCGGCCAGCGCAGCCTTGCCGCGCTCGGTCAGCATGTCGGCAGGCACATCGCGGAGGTTGTAGACGTAGCGCGCGTAGCAGCGGCAGAAGACGAACTCGCCCGGCTTCTCATGGTCCTCCCACGCACCCTGCTCGCCGATGCGGAGGAAGCGCCGCTGCACCGCCCAGCTATCTCGTATGGCGTAGAAGACCTTGTCCCGCTCCTTGTGGTCCTCGCGATAGTCGTAGCCGCTCTGGCGCCAATGGGAGCGCCACACAGCGCCAATCGCATCGGCGTCCTGGGCGACTATTTCGGAGAGTGCCGCGTTGAGTTTATGCCCCTGGTCGACCACTACCCTCCGCTCCTCGAAGGGCAGAGACGTGAGGGACTTGCGGATATGCCGTTTTAGCTCGCGCCGGTCTATTTGATAGACGCCGCCAGCTGGTATCGATGTGGCCCAGCCCTGGAACCGGCGCAGCGTGTCGTTGATGGCCTGCTCACGGTTGAGGCGGATCAGGTTGGCGCTGGCCAGAAGACGGCGGTCGAGTTCCGACCGTAGGTGCGGTGCAATGCGCTGGAGCGTGAAGCGATCAACACCATTGTGGTGGTGCAGAATGCTGCCGTCCTCGATCAGCCGCTCGAATGTAGCACCAAGAACGCGCTTTAATTTCCTGGTAAGCGCCGTCTCTGACACCATGTCCTGTTCGGCGGCCCGGCGTATCTCGCCGATCCAGTATTCAAGCCGCTCCGCGCTCTCATAGCCGTATTCAGCGATGTCGTTGATCGCGTCGGTTACGGTTGCGAAGAATGACGGCATATGCTGAATCTATCTTTCTTCGCCACTTCCAGTCGCGCCGCTGGGAAAGCATGAAAATTCCGATGACCAGAGCCAGGCCCAGCGCGATAGGTATGAACACGGCGTAGGCGACAAGGCGCACGATCCAAAGCGGATCGATCACTTATTGCCGCCACCCACCAGCTTGAAGTTCGGCAGCTTCGGCTGGCCCATGCCACCCATGGGCTTCTGCGCACCGCCCTCACCTTGGGCATCCGCAGCGCCAGTGGCCATGGCCATATCGTGCTGCTCCTGCATCTGCTCCTGCTGCTCCTGGGCATGCTCGATCAGCGCCTCGGTATCGATCGATAGCGTGGAGCTGAACAGCAGCTCGGACTGATTGACGGCGTCCACAACCCAGTCGATGAACCTGCCCTTGTTCTCCGGGTCCATCTCGACCGACAGGAGCTGATACGTGGCGAGCGCTGCTTTGAGCCGGATGTCGTCGACCTTGACCTTCTCGCTGTCCGGCTCCTCCAGCAGCGACGGCCACTCGGCCTTGAAGTTGTTCTGCCACTGGGTCAGCGCCGCGTCGAATTTAACGTTGCCGTATTCCTGCGGATAACGCTGCTGTATGTCGGTGTAGAAATCCTGGTTCCAGGCCCTGTGCTGAACGATATTGTCCATGAACTCGTAGGTCGGCTCCATCGTCTCGCGGAACCGCTCGACATAGCGCGCCACAACCTTGGCGTCCTCAGTGCCTTCGCCAAAGCCCTCGGTCAGTGTCTCGTTCTCAAGCAACACCGCAGGCATGTCAGCACCAGTGGCGATGTTCTTGAGGATGTCGGTGCGCGCCCATCCTCCAGCCGCATCGACGTTCTGAAGGTTCAGCGATGCGATGTCTTCCTCGATACCTATCGACAGCACATTGTCGGTTTGCGCCTCTCGCAGCATCGCACGCTTGGCGGCGAACAGCGATGTCATGGCGCGATTGATGATGCTGCCGGGGGAATTCATCTTGGCGATAAGCACGCCCGCCTTCCGCGCGACCATGTCGTCGGTCATCATCGTCTGTAGGAACGACTTTAGCGGGAAGAGCACACGCTGATAAACAGACCGACCAACAAAGCCGAACGCGCTTTGTGTATACGAAATGTATATAGGCTCCTCGTTCATCACGATGCAGACGCGCGAGCGGTGGTATGTCTCACCCTGCGTTGTGATCTGCGTGGTCTTCTGGAATAGCGGGCTGTTCGTGTTCTGATCCAGAACCAGCGAGCCTGCCGTATTCAACGGGTCCAGGACGTTGAAATAGATGCTGTCGGTCGCGAGCGTCTCAGGCTTAAGTGGCTGGTCGCTGCCCTTGCCCACCACGCCCAGCACGACGGACGAGATGCCGTAGATGCGGGATTGCTTGACAACGTTGTGGATGATCTTGTCCGCGTGTATCGATCGCCATTCTTTCTCGAATGCCTCGGCCACACGCTCCGGCGCTCCAGAGACGGTGATCTTGCGTGGCTGGCTCTGTGCCAGGTTAATCGGCGCCTCTGCCATCTTCGCGCCCAGCGGATGGTAGAGATAAATCAGCTTGCAGAGGTTGTAGTCAGCATCGGCTCCCGGCTGAATGTCGTCCGCAGCCAGGATGGTCATGAGCGCTGTGCCCATGGTCGAGCCGCTAAGGCTTATGCTTGAGCCTTGCGGCAGATCGGACACCTGCTATTCTCCTGATGCCGGTAGTGCATCTGGCGTGAAGTGAGTGGGGATCAGTGGATCGGCGTACGCGCGCCCATGTCGGACCCATAAGTGGATCGCTAGGAACCGATGAGCATGAGCGCGGCGCTGCATCCTAGGTAGGGCCTCGGCCCAGCAGCATCCGAACCGCGGCCGGCAACGTTCTCCCCTAAAAGCCCCCGGCCCAAATTGCATGGGTGCAGCCTCGGGCCGGGTTGGTTTGGTAGGTTGGGGAGGGAAACGCACCTACGCGCGTGATTGCAGCACGCGGCAGGCCTCAGAAGCCCTTGGCGTCACCTAACGCCAGGGCAATGGAGTACGTGAAGCAATCGAGGAGATCATCTGTGCCAACGCCAGCATCGATACCGACGCGATAGCCGACCACCTGGCTGCGGAGATGATTGGCCGATATCTCCTTGAACACCAGGATCCGGTCGTAGGCAGCTTGGCTGAACTTGACCATGCCGCGGTGCACATAGCCGCTCACGCTAATGGCCCGCGCGTCCTTGCCCAGATCGGTCAGCTTGCTTTCGATCGCGATGGCCTTCCAGCCTCGTCTGCGGGCTTGCTGGAGCAGGATAGTCCCAGACCCCTTGTCCTCGATGAACGCGCCCAGCGAGCCACCACGGGACCGGCAGGCGCGGGATAGCTCCTCCAGCCGCCTGTAGACGCCAGGTAGCCACTCCTCGAGCAGCGAGCCAGGGATCTGCAACACGTCGTAGTCCAGTAGGATCAGAGGCACGCCGTAATGCTGCGACAGCGAACAGTAGAGAACCGCGGTGCCGTCGTGTTCTTTGCCATCCTTGATGGCAGTATCGATAACAGCGAACACGCCATCGCAGAACTTTGGATATTCGACCGGCTGGTGGTTCTCATCGAGCAGCGACTCAAGCGGGAAGAACGCATTGCCCGAGAAGTCGACGAACTTAGCCTCGTATTCCTGCTCGAATACCAGCGGATGCGTGCGAGCCTTGAGTGCGTCGAGTTCGGCTGCCGGCAGATACGGATTGTTGGCGCTTGGCGCCCAGTATTCCGTGAAGCCCCACTGCGGGTCGTTGCATAGCTGGTAGAAGAAGTTGCCGGGGTCTGCGCCGTTGGTGTTCGATGTCGCGAGCGCAGAGCCGATAAAGTCGAGCAGCGTCGGCTCGATGCTCTTGCGCCATATCTCGATGGTGCCAGGCTTGCAGAATGCGGCCTCGTCGATGATGACCTGGTGATAGCGCCTGCTTCTCCCAGCGCGTTCGTTGTCCAACGACCAGAAATCGATGCGACCACCAGTGGTGAGGCGTATGACGCCATCCATGCGCGACGAGCGACTGATGATCGGCGAGAGGTAATACGCGATGTCGGTGTAGGCTTCGGACAGGAACTTGTATTGCGGCGCGAAGAAACCGACCAGCTTGCCAGCGATCGCTAGTTCGCACGCCATCGTCTCGGCCAGCAGCGTCTTGCCCCAACGCCGCCCGCATCGGATGGCCTTGTGCCTACCTGGAACTGCAAGCGCCTTGACCTGGTCAGGATGCGGCGTCGGCAGTTCGATCTCGATCTCTCTCAATGGCCTTTCTTGCGGAACTGGTGCCGGCAGCGGCTATTCGTCGCGGCGCCTTTGGTCTCTACGATGTCTCATGGACTTGCGCAGTCTGTGAACGGTGATGATTATGTTGATGAACTGTGCAACCGACATAAAGATCCAAGGCGTTGCGATGAACGCCATGCCTATCATGGCCATGCGCCAGTCGATGTGTATCCAGAGGCCGGTTACCGACTGCTCGGGCAATTACTCGTCGCTCGGCTCGCGCTGCACCGACGCTATGCCACCACGCACAATGATCGTGGTGTCGCCGCCACCGCCGGCTTCTTCCGGCTTCTGCTTCCACTCAGGGCCGCCACGACATGCGAGCCAGTAGCGTATTGCGCCGATGTTGCCGCCGAGTGACGCTTTGACGAGCGCCGCACCCACCATGCTTTTCACTTGCTCGAAGCCGGTGTCCAGCTCGCGGCGATAGTGCTTCATTAGCGTCTTCTCATCGACGCCCATCACCATTGCGATGGTCTTGTGCGTATTGCCGTTGGCCTTCAGGACCTGGACCATCTGGCGTGATTTATCAGTCGGCTTGTGTGTTATAGACAAGCACGTGCACACACATTCCAGGCGCTCCTATAGGGCGCTGGAAGTGTCGGCCCCCTGCATTTGCATCTCCTCGGCACGCTCAGCGTATGTCTGTCCTGTGCGTTCTAGCGTCGCTTGCTGGCCGGTGAAATTCTGCCAGCGTTGGATTGCGACATCGACATATTGCGGACTAATCTCGATGGCGTGGCACACGCGGCCGGTCATTTCGGCGGCGATGATCGTGGTTCCTGAACCAACGAACGGATCATATACCGCTTGGCCAGGGCTGGAGTTGTTCTCGATCGGGCGACGCATGCGTTCCACCGCCCAAGGTGCCGGTCCGGCTTACCTAGCCATTGGTTGTAGCAAGGCCGACAACAGAAATTCGCAGAGGAATTTGTCTTAGCTGACAGGACGCTAGGCGGGACTGAAAACCCCCTAGCGCATTGCTGACATAACCGCTCAATTCTTGCGGGTCTGACAGACTTTACTTTTGGCTTCGATCTAGCTTTCTGCCAGGCAACTACTGCTCCAGTCTTTAGCCTTGAAGCACACGACCTGCATATCGAAGCTGGATTATCCCGGCGGACCGTCTCGACCTTTCCGCAGGTCTGGCAGGCCCGCGGCCGCACGGTACGCTCCCGCACCAGTAGCAAGGCTAGTGCATTGACACGCCTAGCTTTCCCCATTGTCAAGCCATTCCGTAGTGGTCGGTGAGGCGGGTGAGGCCGACATCTAGTATGTCTCGGGATGTGCCATGCCTACATCTGCGTGACATATCAACGACTTGCAGGGTCACATGGCCCAGCACGACGAGGCGCACGATATCGGCGACCATGGCGTTGTTTTCTGGCCCGCGGATGGCCAGCCACGCCTGCCGCACGCTGCGTTGGGCATCGAGGAGAAGCTGGGCGGGGGTTTGGCCGTCTCCGGCGGCAGCGGCGATGTAGCTCATCCAGGCCATGGGGCGGACGCCGTTGGCGACGGCGTTGTGGCGGCGGAACTCCTCTGCGGCGAGCCACTGGGCGCGGCCTGGGCCTTCGCGGGTCACGTCGAGGATGGCGATGAGCGGGTCGATGCGGCGGGCCACACGGACTGTGGCGCCGCGTTTGTCGGGGTGTTCGATGTCGACGATGTCGGCCAGTTCCATGTTCGCGGAGGCACCGATGCGGGTGGGTGTGAGGCGCGCGTTGCGGCGCACGAAGGCGTGGCCGTAGTCGTCCGGGTGGTCGAGCAGCGCGGTCGCAGCGGGGCGGTGCTTAACCACTATGGAGCGTCCTCCTCTGTGGAGGATTTGGCACGCAGATCACTAGCCAAACCTTCGAGTAAACCGGCCAATTTACGAGCCTCTAACTGCTCCTCGGCACCCAGCCCGAATACGTTTTTCCGATAAGCGCCGCGTTGTTTGATAAAACTATCGATCAGTTCTGCTAGGCTGATCCTCAGCGGCATTTCATATTCGAACAGTCCGAAGGTAAGTGTTCCGTCACTCCCGATATCTGCCATCGTCGTTTCACGTATCTGCTCCAAGACTGCAACTGCGGCCCTTCGGAAAAGAGCCGTGATGACTGGATTGGAATCGAAATCAGACCAATCCCATTGAGCCACGTAGTCAGCGATCTTTTCGTCGTTGGTATCGAGGGTTACGCCCCATTCATTGGGTTCTTCGGTCGCAGCAGGTCGGTGTCGGGGCATCTAATTGTCCGTCCCATTAATAAGACATTGCCGGTCTTTGCGGAGAACTGGGCGCGCCGGACACTGGACCGTAGGTAAAGCTGGAGAATCCGCCGCGCAGAGCGCGTGCGAACTTCTGCGAGCTTTTTGGCTCGCAAAGTACGCATGCGGACTTCTCCACTTTACCTTTAGGTCCGGGGAGAAGTTCCCCGCACCATTTGCGAGGTTCTGCGGAGTTATCCGGGCAAGAAGTCCGCAGAAGATGAAGAAGTCCGCACCCCCAATAAGGGAGGAAAACACCATGTCAGATCGGCTCCTGGAACTGTCCCATTCCTGAGACTTTAGCGAGATTGACCCGGACGCAGGCCGTCAGATGGCGCGACTTAGGCGATAGATACTGTCCTTCTTCCAGGACCCCGCTCGCCTTCCACTGCTTCAGCATCAGCTTGGCCTGTTCCTTGGTTTTGTCGGCGTCATCCATGATTACGGCGCCGGCCCAGCGGTCCTTCGACTGCGGGGAGAAGGCGTAATACTCACCATCTACCGGACCCTGGTCGATGAGTTCCAGGATGCGAACAACCCTGGACATTGGGATGCCATCCCAAGCTGACGGCGGCTCCCACGATATCAGAGCCGCAACATGGTCACCGTTGGGGTAGGCCACAGTGCCATTATCGAGCGAGACCTGATCGAGCCTGAACCATTTCGCCTTAGCGGCGGGCGCCATGTTGCGCTTGGCGTCGTCGAGACGAACGTACTGCCAGCAGTCATCGGCCTCGATGCCGAAGGCCTGCCCCTCCGCGACATTCATCGTCGACATCAACAGGCCGACCCTGGCGCTGTCGGTCAACGCCTTGGCGCCACGAGCGGCGTCTATGCCGCCCGCGTCCCCTTTGCGCACATGATGCACCAGCAGCACCGCGCAGCCTGTAGCGCGCGCCACGCGGCGCCACGCCGCCGCTGCCTTGACCATCTGAGGGTTGCTGTTTTCCTCTAGGTTGTGACTCTCGGCGTAGGGATCGCAGATCAGCACCCCGATTTTGTTGCGCTGGATCTCTTTGATAAGCTGCTCCTCGTCGGGGAACACGATGGAGAACCCGTCATCTCCTAGCGCCGCCATGGTCAGGCTGCGCTCCTCTCCGGTGTCGAGGAATAGCCGTCCGGCGATGTCGTCGCGCTTTATCTTGTGGCGTATCATGAGCGCCGCCAGCCTGCGCTCCAGTTCGTCCATCGGATCTTCTAGATTGAAGATGGCGGAATTGACCTGGCAGAAAATATGATCGCCCAGCACCGACTTGTTGGCCGTTAAACCCAACGCCAGCGCCATGGCATACGCCGACTTACCGGTCCCACCGGGGGCGACCAGGACCGTGACATACCCGCGTACAAGCTGTGTGCCGTAGAGCCATTGACGAGGGGGGATGGTGGATGGGTCAGGCAGCCTGGCCGGATGAAGGGTGAGCGGCGGCTTTTCCTCGACATCACCATTGACCAGCCTGGGGCGCGGCCTAGCTTCACCCCGCTCATATGCGCGCCAGGTGGCCTCATGCGTATCCATGGCGCCGCCTCCCATAAACAACAGGCAACGAGTTGTTCACGGTGTCGACTGCTGCCTGCGTTACCTGCTCCTCTGTGAGCCAACGCCCGGACGAGCCATTTACCCCGTGCGCCTCGGCTAGAATGACATTCTTGGTCTGGTGCTCTTTGATTAGCGGATGCAGGCAATCTGCAATGCGTCGCTCGATGTCGCATCGGATGCGATAATGATGGCTGACATGATTGGAGTAAGTCTGCCATACCCTTTGGAAGAGGCCCGCATTATCTGGGGCTTTGCTGGATGCCAGGGCCAGCGCAGCGTATGCATGAGATGGATATAGATAGTTCCGTCCAGTCGCCCTCGCCAAGCAACATGCTAGAGAATGCACGGTCTCATGATCGGGATCGGGCACTTGGGCGCGTATTCTCAGTGGCAGAGAATTGCGCGCAGCACGTCGCGCATCGACCGAGATCATGAGACAAAGCCTCCTTGACCGCAGGCCCGAGGCTGCTTATGGTGGGATTTCTCAGGACCCAACATACCCAACCCCAAGCTCGCGCTTGGTTATCCATAGACCGCCCGAGCATTCCAGTGCCGGGCGGTTCTTCATTGTGGCGAGCGCTCGGAGTCAGGTCCATAGGCGATTAATGCCTCGCCCCGGTCCAGTAACCGCAACCTCGTCGTAGCGAGCCGCGCCATAATCGGATGGGCGTGCGCCGCTTGGTACTGATACGCACAGCGTAGCTGGTCAGGTGTGAGATGGATGGCGCAGGGCCTGAAGGCCTCCGGATCATCGATCATGCTGCCTTCTCCCCCACCCAGCACTCCATGCACTTGCACCGCACCGGCTCGCCGCGCTTGAGCAGGAACAAGTCCCGCACCTCGTCGTCGCCCGGCGCGAACGCGACGATGTCCTTCGATCCGCATTCGTCGCAGCGCAGGTCGGCGAGGGTGATCACCCCACTTCCACCGACCGGCTGCGCGGCGCATACGCGAGCTTGCGACACTCCGGGCAATACGGCTGTCCCCGCTCCGCCGGCTCGCAACAGAACCTAAAATCCCGCGTTCCTGGTTCACCGATCGGCCAGCAGCATTCGGAATCTTTCCGAATCGCAGGCTTATCGGCCGGCGGTGATGAAGGCCGGCGAACGACTGGCATGATCGCCTCCCGCTTGAACGGCTCCTCGGCAATGGCCCGCAGCGATGCGAGCGCTGGTAGAACCGATGCGGCGCGGTCCTGCGCAACGAACGGCACGATCCGCGTATCTGGGCTGACCGGCAGCCGCGCAGTGGGGGACGCAATCAGCTTTGGTAGATGAAGCCTGTGCGCCCGCCCTACGACCGAACACTTGGATCGGCCGTCTAAATATTCTCCGATCTTGGATGCCGAGATTTTCCCCCAATTATCGCGGAGGAACAGGTCGTCGCGCTCGGACCATTCTTTCATAGCAAAATCCCCCCAGGTTCGCGCTCCGGTACTTTCCGGATTGCGCGCAGCTTCAATGTCGTTGGTGCGGTCGTCGTCTTGGTCGACGCCTTGCGGATCTTGGCCAGGACATGCTCGTCGGCGATCTGCGCGACGGTGCGCCAGTTGCCGTACAGCGGCACGCCGAAGCGTTCGCATTGCTGGCCATACATCGTGACGGAATTGGCCCAGGCGGATCGGTGACCGAGGTCGTTCAGGCGCATCAGCAATTCTGACTGCTGGCTGTCCTCAGGCAGTCTGATGCCTGGAGCCTTCAGCTCGACCCGGAATGTGCGCCCGCCTTCGAGCAGCAACTCAGTATCCGGCCAGCCGCGGCGAATGCCACGACGCGATTGGAAGATATGATCGTTGGGCGTCTTGGGCGCTGCCCGGTCGTGCGACGCAAACTCGTGCGGCACTGCAACGCACCGTCTGCAAAAAACCCGCACCGCCTCTTGGAGTTTATGTTCCCTGAATACCATGTGAGTTATTCACGTGTTGACTTTAATACACACATGTCCCAGTCTTGGGACTGGTTGCGGCTCCGCAACACGCCGGGTGCTGTCAAAGGAGGGAGCTTGCTGGTTCTCGTCATGGTCGCGGATGAAGTCGCGAGCCTTGTCGATATTCCTCGCGGTCACATTGCCGCCCTTACGCAACCTGAAGACGAACTGCTCGTCGTTCAGGACTCTTTTCCCGAACCCGGACGCCGACATCTGCGCTCGCTGAAGGAACGCTTCGACTTCCGAGAGGACCTGGTCTGTGAGTGACATGGGGCCGCGAGATTATTGGGAACTATCCCAACACGCAAGCGGAAAGATCGTTGCAGCCGACGCGGCTACGTGTGTGGGATTATTACCAGACATGTCAGACCAGCGGCTCGCCCCCGGCGCCAGCCATCTTGTGCGAGCTATTTTCTCACGGATGGTGCGTCTTGGCCTTACTCCAGCCTCGCTCGCCGCCAAGACGGGGCGGAACGCGACCTATTTCCGTGACCTCTTTCAGGGCCGTTCACGCGCACCGAGCGCCCAGTATCTGCCAGCTATAGCCGCAGCCTTGGAATGCGAAGTGGCGGATTTACTACACCCAAGGGAACCCGGCAGTGAGCCAGGCGCCCGTGGCGATGTATATGAGCTGGAGGAGATCGCGTTGATCGGCTTTTGGCGGGTCCTGAGCGACGCCGGCAGGCGCCGCGTCATGCGTGCGATCATCCGAGAGGCCGACAAAGCGGCCAGGGGCGAACCCGAGGGCGTCGACAGCTAAACCCGGAAATATCCCAACTTCGTTGTTGACTTTGGGAGAAATCCCAGGGTAATCTCCCTCCAGTGAACGATCTGGAGGCGCTGGCAAATGGTTTTCGTCCCCGGACATTCTTCTTCCCCCGTTCGAGAGGTTCCTACCGGTCGTTATGCTGCCCCTCGGGGAAGGCTAGGCGCCGAAAAGTGCGTTAGCGATCCGTCAAATGACAGTTGTGCGACTGCCGGCAACCACACGTCAATGCCGTCGTCGCTTGCAATCGCGGATTGCTCGGACGACGCGCTATTCGATCCATATCAGCCAGCAAGGCTGCCCTATGATCTGAGCAACCCATTCGATCGCACGAGCCTGGCGACCGGCATCCAGCGCCAGATCGACCGAAGTGAGGACTACCTGTCGCTAGCGCTATGCCTGTTCAGCGATGGGCGGATGTCCCGCGAGGACTATTCGACCCGAACCGAGAGAGCGGCGGCGCAACTGCGCCATTGCCGCCACGCGCTGCTCCGTCTCGGCGAGATCGGGAGCTACTGACGTGAGCTTCGATCCGAAAGTCTACGAACTCGCCGAATACTACGCGGACGGGAATGTCCGGGAATTCGACAAGATCGCGCTCGCCCAGGAGATCCAGGACACCGTCGAGGCTTTCCTGATTGCTACCGGCGCCCTGCCGCAGTGGATGCGGTGGGCCGAGGAGCCGAAGCCTCTGGTCAGTTGGAAGCGAGCGGCTGGAGGCCGGGCGTGACTTGGCTGACATTCAAGACGCCGCGCACCGACGGCCGCGATGACGAGGCTGTGCGACGCATCATTTCCCACGCGCTGCTGTGGGGCCGCGGCTCTTATGAGGCCCCGGATAAGTGGGCAGCCGCCATCCTCAAGCGCCTGGACTTTGAGGGCTACGAAGTAATGCCGAAAAAACGCTAGGAGAAACACATACATGCCACGTCAATTCGTACTTGAGTGCCTCGTTGATCTGCCGCCCGATGCCTTCGATCAGGCCGAGATCATCGCCAAGATCAAGGCCCCATGGGCCACGCTGGTCGAGGCACTGAACGACAGCTCCGTCAACTTCCAGCAGAAGTCCGAGATCATGGAGGTGCGCGCCAAGCCTGCCACAGGCGCCAAGCGCGGGCGCAAGCCGAAGGCCCAGCCTGCTCCAGCGCTCGCCTTCGCGCCGCCCCCAGAGGCCGCGGAATGAAGATCAGCGCGCCCGGCGTCTACTCGATGCCTTCGGCCGAATACCACAGCGATTGCTGTGACGGGCCGTCGCTCAGCAGCACGGGCGCGCGCACTCTCGTGCGTCAATGCCCTGCTGCCTACAAGTGGGAAAAGGCCAATCCTCCCGTCAAGTTGGAATTCGAGATCGGCAACGCCACACACCTCCTGGTGCTGGAGCCGCATCTTTTCGAGCAGGCGGTGCGCCGCATTGCCTATGACGACTATCGCACCAAGGCCGCGCAGGAGGCGCGCGATGAGGCTCGTGCCGCAGGGCTGATCCCATTGCTGCCAAAGCAGCAGGAGCAGGTAGACGGCATGCGGTCGTCGCTGCTCGGCGATCCAATCGCTCAGTTCGCACTATCTGGCGGGTTTGAAGTCGAGCAGTCGATGTTCGCGCGTGATCCAGAGTTTGACGGGTCCTGGGTGAAGTGCCGGCCCGATGTCAGGCCGAAGTCACGTCGGTATCTCGCCGACCTGAAAACGACATCCAATGCAGACCCGGAAGCCTTCTCAAGAGCGATCTTCGATTACGGCTACCACCAACAGGCGGCCTGGTATCGCTGGGTCGTCGATCTGGTTCTCGGATACCGCGCCAAGGACTTCTACTTCCTGGTCGTATGCAAGCAGCCGCCGTATCTGGTCACCACCATCCGCCTAGACGATGAGGCGATCGGCTGGGGCGAGATCCTGAACCGCCGCGCCCGTGGCGTCTTTGCCTGGTGTCTGCGCCACGACGAGTGGCCGTCCTATCGGCCAGTGCTTCACGAGCCGCCTGCCGCGTTCAACGTGGGCCTGCCTGGGTGGGCGGTGCGTGAATACCAACGCCGACACGAGGAGGGGGAGTTCGAACCCCCGCCAATGGAACCGGAGGAAATGGCAGCATGAGCGATCAAGCAGAATATGAGGGCGATATCATTGAGCCGCCCCGAACCTCGTCTCCACCTGTCCCGCACAATCCGTTTGCGGTCGCTGCGCCGGAGCATCTGAGTGCTGGCGCAGTCGCGATCGAGAGCCAGCGTGGCGTTGCCGAAGTCCAAGGCCGGATGCTGATCGCAAAGCGGTTCCCGCGTGACAGCGCCCTTGCCTATCAGCGGACGATGACTTCATGCCTGCGCATCGGCCTAGCCACTGAGGCACTTTACAAGTTTCCCCGAGCCGGCGGCGCGGTCGAAGGACCAAGCATCAGGCTGGCCGAGGAGATGGCCCGATCCTGGGGTAACGTGGAGTATGGACTAAACGAACTGTCGCGCCGATCGGGCGAGTCCGAGATGGAGGCCTTCGCCTGGGATCTTGAGACCAACACTAGATCGTCCCAACGCTTCACCGTGCGTCACATCCGAGACCGGACGGAGGGCGGTAAGGCTCTGGATACAGAGCGCGACATCTACGAGATCACGGCCAATATGGGTGCTCGCCGCATGCGTTCCCGCATCTTGGCGATACTACCGCCGGAATTGGTGCGTGACGCAATCGCTCGGTGCAAGCAGACGATGCGTGATGGCGGTGGTGAGCCGCTAGAGGACAGGATTAAGCGGATGATGGCGGCATTCCAGCCGCTCGGCGTGATGCCGCAGATGATAATTGACCGCCTGGGCCATTCCATAGACAGGGTTACCCCTGACGAACTGGTGGACCTCGCCGGCATCTACCAGTCGCTGAAGGACGGCCAGACCAAAGCGGCTGACTGGTTCGGTCGCAAGGATCCGCCGAAGGACGCCGATCCATTCGAGCAGGCAGCAGCCGGCAAGCGGCCAACGAAAAAGCAGCAAGACAACACGTTCGAGCAAGCGGCGGCTGGCGCCCCTACGACGCTGGTGGAGAAGCCGAAGGATGAAGCCGCTGAGATAGGCGACGAGGCCGCTCAGTTCATCTCCCAGTTAGCCGGCATGTCGCAGACCGAGGTCGAGCGCCTCGACACCAACCCCGCCCACAAGGCGTGGCTGAAGAAGCTGCCGAAGCCCGAGTATGACCGAGTGGCGCAGGCCATCACCGACCGCCTGTTAGCGAGGCTGGGCGCATGAGCCTGGTATGTACAGCGGCCAGCATTGTCGTTGGGTGGATGGCTGCCGGACTGCTGATCGCTCTGGTGCTGGGCGAGATCCTGCGCGGATCCAAAAGGAACGGAAAAGACTGAAGGCCAAGATCCCTGGGGGTGAGGCCCAATGGTGACCCTCCGGCGCATCCAGTGGTCGTGCTCGTGTCAAACCCACTGGGTCGGTTCGTCGTCAACGCACCCCGGAGGAGATCACCTCTATTGTATCTTCGCGACACGCCACGACACGGCAAAACACCGCACATTACGCCACGACACTTCACCACACGACACAGCACTACGCGTCATGCCACATCTCAGCACGCCACGACCCTGCGGCTGATGGCGTATTACGGGAACGACACCAGGCATGGCTAGGATCGACGACCTCATCGCGCAGATATCCGACAAGCTTTTGCGCCAAAAGCTTGAGGCCGCGCTGTCGGATATGAAGCGCCGGCAGCGGTTCGGGCTGGTTTTCGAGGAACATATTCCGGAGACGACGACGCTTCTCGGGTTTCCCATTCAGGTCGGTGCGACCGTTCAGCGCAGGAGCGACGCCGAGGCCGAGCAGCTCTTTCACGTGAAGAAGATAGACCGCCGCGGGAAGATCGAGATCGAGCCCGAAGGCGGCGGAGACCCGGTTCACGCCGCAGCCAGCGAACTCATGGTGGTGAAGCGTTTCGGCGATCCGATCTTCCCGGCACTCACATCCTTAGGTGCGATCCGCCGCGGGGCAAAAGACAAGCCGCACCATGCGGTCATCAATGGCGAGAATTTTCACACCTTGCAGCTTTTGGTCTACCTGTATGAAGGCCAGGTCGATTGCATCTACATCGATCCGCCCTACAACACCGGTGCACGCGACTGGAAATACAACAACCAATACGTCGATAGAAAAGACGCATGGCGCCACAGCAAATGGCTGTCCATGATGGAAAAGCGTCTACGCCTCGCGAGGCGTCTGCTCAAACCCGACGGCGTATTGATCTGCACCATCGACGAGCACGAGGCGAACCATCTCGGGATGCTGCTGGAAAAAACATTTCCGCGCCATCTGCACTACATGATTACTATCGTGATCAATCCAAAGGGCCGCGAAAAGGCGAATTTTGCGCCTGTCGATGAGTTCGCCTTCTTCGCGGTGCCTGACACCGGGACCGATATCATCCTGCGCTCGCCGTCGGCCGCGCCGGCCAGACCCGATCTCGAAGACATCGACAGCGAGGACGGCGAAGAAGGAAACGAATCTGCCGAGCCCGAGGAGGACATCGAACCACTCGATGCCGAGACGGCGGACGCCGAAGAGGCCGACGACGACATATGGGAATATCGACACGCACGGCGCCGGGGCGGCGGCGCGGAGTCGTCTTCTTATCGTGAGAAGCGGCCCAACCAGTTCTATCCGATCTACATCAACGAAGAGACGAAGACCGTCGTTCGCGCCGGAGCGTCCATCCCTTTGGGCAAGTCCCCCGTCTTCCGGAAGGTGGACGGCCTCCGTCCCGTCTGGCCGATCGATACTGAGGGAAAGCATCGGGTCTGGGCGTTTATTCCGCCCTCTATGCAGGCCATGATCGACTGCGGCAATGTGCTCCTCGGCCGATATCATGCGAAGCGCGACGACTGGACGATCAACTATCGCGTGCCGAAAAAGAACACGCGCAAGCTCAAGACGGTGTGGTGGGACAAGTCGCACGACGCCGGCACGCACGGGACGGAACTTTTGAAAAGACTGCTTGGCAAGCAGGGTCTGTTCCCCTTCCCCAAGTCGGTCTACGCCGTGCGAGACTGCCTCGCCGCCGTCGTGCGGAACCGACCCGACGCGCTCATCCTCGACTTCTTCGCCGGGTCGGGGACCACGTTCCACGCGGCCTGCCTCCTTAACACCGAGGATGGCGGCGCCCGCCGCACGATCCTCGTCACGAACAACGAGGTGGACGAGAAAACGGCTCGGCAGTTGAAGAAGCGGGACATCTACCGCGGGGACGCCGAGTTCGAGAGCCATGGCATCTTCGAGCAGGCGACACGCCCGCGCTGCGAAGCCGTCGTGACGGGAAAGCGGCCCGACGGGACGAGGATCCCCGGCGCCCACGTCGGGGGACGGCCCTTTGCGGAGGGTTTCGAAGAGAACGTCGAGTTCTTTCGCTTAGACTATCTCGACCCGGATGAAGTCGATTTGGGCAACCAGTTCAACGCCATCTTTCCATCGCTTTGGTTGGCGGCAAACGGCATCGGCACCCGGCCGAAGGTGCCGACTTCAAGCGACATGCTCGTGCCATCCGGCCACAGATACGCGATCCTGTTCCAGGAAGAGAGGTTCCGGAAATTTGGCAAGGCGCTCGAAGGGCGGCCGGACATCAGCCACGTATGGATCGTCACCGATTCCGAGGACGCCTTTGCCGAAATGCGGTCGGCGTTGCCGTCCCGCCTCAAGATCTCGATGCTCTACCGCGATTACCTGCGCAATTTCCGGATTAACACAAGGCACAACTTATGAGGCTTGTCCTAAAGCAGTTTCAGGAGGAAGCCGTCACAAAGCTGCTGCGGCATATCCGCGGAGCGGCGAGGGACTCCGGGGGCAAAGGGCAGCTTTCGGAAACCGACATCGCCACCCCAGCACGGCACTACACGTCACCGCACGCCACGGCCTAACACACCACTCCACGTCACAGCACAAGGAACCCATCCCATTGTCCCATTTACCACTAGCGGCGCGCGTCACATTGTGGCAACGCTGCGCGCAACATGCGGAAAGCGCGCCCCAGGGGACAGGCGGCGGTCATACAACGCACGCTCGGGCAGAACGTCTACGAGCTGCGGGAGGCTGCCGGCATGAGCCAAGAGAAGCTGGCGTCCCTGTCCTCTCTAAGCAGGAGCTACATCATCCGCATCGAGAGAGGCGCCGCCAATGCCACGATCGGCACAATCGTCAGTATTGCTCGCGTGTTCGACGTGACGATCAACGACCTACTGACCAGAGAATGCTGCTGA